AAATTCACGGGTGCGGCGCTTCTGCTCGCGCCACTCGGAAACGGTCATGCTGCTGGCGTAAGGGGTATGCTTTTTGCTGACGTTAGCCAGGGCAATCTGTAGGTGTTCACGCCATGATGCGGCCACGCGGCGCAGTCGGCCTTTCCACCATTTTTCCGTCTGCATACGCATTATCGCCGGGGTAACTTCCTCCGGGTCAAACAGCCGTGACGTGACTTTATCCCATAATGGCGGGGTCTGGCTCAGCTCGCGGGTAATGGTGGCGGCGGTCATGTAAACGCGGTGCGTATATTTGTAATCTGACTCGTCGCTGGCCTGCTCATGTGCCTGTACCAGCTCGGCGAGAATGAAATTAGCCACATCCCCGGCAAGCAAATCGACGTCGGAGCGAGCCATATCAGGCAGGCGGTTAAAGCGGCGCATCAGCTCCCAAAGAGTGCCGCCCGCGCTGGCCGCGCCTGCCTGTTTAGTGGCATTGCCTGCCAGCAGATTAAACGTGCCGTGACTCATTTCACCGAGGCGATATTGAGCGTTAACGGTTTCAACGCGTGGCAATGTGCGCTCAACGAAAGTTTTCGTTAAGTACGCATTGGCACGGTCAATACCCTGTGTCTTTTCCAGTTCGCCGACGCGGCGTTTAACGTCGAGCTGTATCAGCGTCGGCTGCTTTTCGAGTAGCTCCTGCGCACGCACTAAAGCCGCAATCATCTGACTGCGGCTGTGCATTTCCTCATAAGTGGGATACGGGCTGGCGATGGCTTCCCGTGGAGCATTCCACGGGTAAGCGTATTCCTGAATCATCCAGCCGCCTGCACTTCTGCAGACCAGTCAGCGCCTGCGGCCGGATCAAAGCCAGACCACGCAGGCCCAGCTACTGGATGGCGTACAGCGATGATTTCCGACGCACGCTTGCTCTTACCTGCGGCAACGCCAACTGAGCGGGCTACGCTGATGCTGACAATACTGAAATCACGAAGAATGCTGCGCGTGTAGAGTGTGTCGCTGTTTGAAACCACAACCGGACACCGCTCCGAGACGTCGAGCAACATGCTGGTCAGATCGTGATGCTCGTCTTTGCCAAAACCTGCAGAGTGATATTCCGCGAACGTACCGTCATAAGGCGGATCGCAGTACATCACATCGCCAGCTTTAGTCAGGCGCAGCGTTTCGCGGAAGTCGGCGCAAACGAACGTCGCGCGCTGCGCTTTCTCTGCGAATGCTTCTATCTCAGTCAGCGGAAAATAAGGTTCTGCATAGTTACCAAACGGGATATTAAATTCACCGCGCTTGTTGTAACGGCAAAGACCGCGATAGCCATTGCGGTTCAGATAGAGGAAATAAGCGGCGCGCTCCAGTAGAGGCAGTGCCGGATTATGATTGAACGCCTCACGCACGGCGTAATAGCTTTCACCGGTCACGTTCTGATTAAACAGGCTGGCCGCAATAACGATAAACGGACGGGTGTGCTCTTTAATCTGGCGATAGAGGTTAATGAGGTCAGGGTTTATATCCGCAACCAGATAGGCAGGATAATCCGTGTTCATCATTACTGCGCAGGAACCGGCGAAGGGTTCGACCAGGCGATCACCTTCTGGCAGATGTGCCAGCAGTTCCGGCATTACGCGGGACTTGTTGCCCGCCCATTTCAGAATCGTGCTCATAACGCACCGCCCTTTGATACTTTTGTACGCATTTCGGTCATGTCCTGACAGCTGACGCAGCGAGTCACGCCACGCACGGCACGGCGTCGCTGTTCCGGGATTGGCGCGTCGCAGTCTTCACAGAATGAAGCCGCTACGCTGACCGGGCGGTTAACCACGCTGGCGATATTGCGTGCCAGCAGTTCATCGGCGCGCTGCTGCGCCATGTCGATTGAGTCGGCCATTAGTGCAGCTCCTGCGCCTGGTTCTCAAAGCGCTCGGCCTCTTTGTCCAGCAGTTCGATAATTTCTACTGCAGACATTTCTTTTTGGCGGGCATGAATTGCCAGTGCGGCCAGGCGGATTGAAACTGACAGCGCATCATCAGAACGCTGTTCGGTTTTGGCCTTACTCAGCATGGCGCTTAGCGCATCGTCATCAGCTTTAAAATTTCGGGTCTCAATATTTCGCATTTCACTTTCTCCTGAATTTGGGCAAAAGAATGCCCGGCGGATTTACGCCATTTATTTGCTTAGGGTTGATTAATTAGAAAAGGTCATTCGCTTTGGAAATAAACTCACGACTGCTTTTAAATGATTCATTGCACAAATAAGCGCCTTTCGTTCATCAGTAGTCAGTTCACTAAATTCAGCGTTGTGTCTGTCTTTACCGATGTTAGCCAGGAAAAGAATTGCGCTCAGTGCGCGCTTGTTGTCCTGATAATTTCTGTCTGTCACATCGCGCATTTCAGAGAAAAAACGAGCCATATCCTTTTCGCAGTTACCGCCCATTAGTTGCGCGCGAATTAAGGCAACGTGATTCAGCGCCGAAACCCGCTGACCTGCAGTAAGCTCGACCAGCATTGAATCGCCCTCGATAGCCATGATTTACCTCTTTTCTCTTTTGCCTGTACCTGCTGGCTTAATACCGGATGCCAGCGCCTGCCGTTCTCGCCCATGATCCAGCCATTCCCATATGACATTGACGGACTCTGGCGTTTGAGGTGTGCCGCAAATGAAATCATCGTGTGCCCTCAGCTCATGCCAATCGAAGCGCCAAGCCCACTGATTGCGTCAACGGTAGAGGCTAAGGTCGGATTAGAGTGAACGCGGGACTGTACGGCCAGCGCGGCCAGCATCATGCAGCGAATGCCGGTATTCGCGGCCTCCAGAATACTGCGGCGGCAAGTTGCAGTTATCCGCTCCGGGTTAGCGGCACTGGCGGCCATGCTTCCGACTTCAGCAGTCGCTTTCAGTACGTAGGCCGGAAACTTCTCCTTTACCAGCTCATTAACCGGTACGCATGGCAGGCACTGCAGTTGAGCCAGCGCGCCATCTATCAGCGTGGCGTCTTCGGTCAAATCGGTAAGCAACAGCAATTCTGGAACAGTCAGCTGATGAATCTGATCCGGGTTCAGCTTATTGCGCAGGGTCTGTGCTTTCATGCCTGCACGCTGCGCCAGCTCAGCCATGCTGTGCGTCAGCGCAAACTTACGGCAGGCGTCGTCGTAGTGGTTATGTATGGAAGTCATGAAATCAAACATGTGCGAATCTCCCTATTCACTTAATGTGAATTAACCGCCAATAACGAGCTGAAAACGGGAATGCCCGAACGCCTTACGCAGTTGCTCTTCTTTCCAACGTGCGTAATAGATACGAATTGGTCCACCCGCTTTCTTACAGCCTTTGCGGATAGTACGGGGCTCTATAGGCAGTTGCGGGTTGTCACCGGTAGTCCAGCGATAAACAGTGCGGCGTGAAACGCCTTCCAGTTCAGCGAACTGCTCAGCCGTGACAATCGGTGCTGGAACTTTGATGATTGCGATTTCAGAAGCCATATAGCATGATCCCTAAATTGATAATATTTAGACAATGAGTGCATAGTTTTTGCCTACTTTTGCCACTCAATGCCACCGTCAACGTCGATACTAATGCTAATTTTAGTATCTAGCAACCTAGGAATGCTAATTTTAATGTTAGATACCAATTTCAATAACGAAGAGTTACTAAACAGAATCTGCGAGGTTTATGGATTTACTCAGAAAATTCAGCTCGCTAATCACTTCAAAATCGCAGCCAGTTCCTTACAGAACCGTTATACACGGGGCAACATGTCGTACGACTTCGCTGTGCATTGTGCACTTGAAACCGGCGTAAACCTTAAATGGCTAATGACTGGTGAAGGTGAAAAAAACATCTCAGCTGATGAGAACCCAACATTAACCAAGCTTCCTTTATTCGAATTAAGTGAAGGTGAATTGAGCAATACTGGAACTCTATTGTTTGATCGTCAGTTTTTTACCAAGCAGCCAAAAAATGGTAGTTGTGTGAAAAGTGATAACAGTACATATGTCATAGAGCAGGAAGCCTCTATGTCGGACGGTCTTTGGTTAGTTGATATTGGAAGCGCAATCAGTCTCCGTGAGTTAACAGTTCTCCCTGGAAAAAGGTTGCATGTTGCAGGCGGTAAAGTACCTTTTGAGTGTGGCATTGATGAAATAAAACTGATTGGCCGTGCGATAGGTGTTTTCAGCGAGGTTAATTAATGACTGTGCGTAAAAATCCTGCTGGCGGCTGGATTTGTGAGCTCTACCCAAACGGTGCAAAAGGCAAACGCATCAGGAAGAAATTCGCCACTAAAGGTGAGGCACTGGCGTTTGAGCAATACACCGTTAAAACTCCATGGCAGGAAGAAAAGGAAGACAGGCGCACTCTAAAGGAACTGGTTGATTCATGGTATGGCGCTCATGGCATTACCCTGAAAGATGGCTTAAAACGCCAGTTAGCTATGCACCATGCTTTTGAGTGTATGGGCGAACCACTCGCTCGCGACTTCGATGCGCAGATGTTTTCCCGCTATAGGGAAAAAAGGCTAAAGGGTGAATATGCCCGCTCAAACAGGGTTAAAGAAGTATCGCCTCGCACGCTTAACCTCGAGCTGGCTTACTTTCGCGCGGTATTTAATGAGCTAAATCGACTGGGAGAATGGAAAGTTGAAAATCCGCTGAAAAATATGCGCCCTTTCCGCACCGCAGAAATGGAGATGGCTTGGCTTACTCACGACCAGATTTTGCAATTGCTCGGAGAGTGTAAACGGCATGAGCACCCTGATTTAGAAATCGTGGTAAGGATCTGTCTTGCCACTGGCGCACGGTGGTCTGAGGCTGAAAGTCTGAAAAAAAGCCAGCTCGCGAAATACAAAATCACATACACCAACACGAAAGGCAGAAAAAATCGCACTGTTCCAATCAGCAAAGAACTATACGATTCTCTGACTGATGATAAAAATGGTCGGTTATTTAGTGATTGTTATGGTGCGTTCAGGTCTGCACTGGAAAGAACTGACATCGAACTACCGGCGGGACAACTCACCCATGTTCTGCGCCACACTTTCGCCAGTCACTTTATGATGAATGGTGGTAATATTCTGGTATTACAGCGCGTCCTCGGTCACACTGATATAAAAATGACGATGCGTTATGCACACTTTGCCCCAGATCACTTAGAAGATGCGGTGAAACTAAACCCCTTAAATAGTAGAGCGTAATAATGAATCTTAAAGACATTATTTTAGATATCGTTAGGCTAATTGACAATCAGGATTTTAGTTGTGAAAAGGGAATTCCTGACACAATAACAACAAGATCAGGAAGACAGATCAGTTATATTAGTGATGTAAGATATAAAATTGAATTATTTAAAGAAATTATAAAAACAAATCTAGCCTCCCCTTTAAGCAATATTTCAGACAATTCACTTTACAATATATGCCGCAATACTATTTGCGATTTTTATACAGAAGGAACTTTACATGAAGGCATCGAAAATAACAGTAGAGATCATATAAAAAAAATAAAAAAAGAAATAGAAGAAAGAATTCATATGAGCCTTACGACGCTAACTCATCATTTTCCTGCACATACATGTCTATTTCCTTTTTCAGAAAAAATTAGCATTGGGCCTGTGACTTTTTACCCTAATCTTCAATGGGTTAAAAAATTAGAATTACATGATAATTACGTACAGCGAACATTAGCATCATATGAAGACTTGGTAAACTGGAAAGAGGAGCTCATAAAATTAACCAACCCTTTAGAAAGACATGAATCAGATAACCTTATTGCAAACCATATATATGAAATCTTAAAAAAATCTAACACTATATTAGAAATTGAAATAGAAAATTTTGAATTCGATTTATCTAGAAAATTAGCAAAAATCGTCACGCAAGCAACAATTGATTCTTTCTCGTTGATCTTCAACAATGAAGGTATGTTCAAACAACAGAATCTATATGAGCGCCCTACTCTTCCTGTTTCATTCAATACCTTAGCTTCATATAAAGGGGAGTTCGTTTATCCCGGAATGACATTGACAGAGCGAATTTCAGCATATAATGGTGATGTCATTAGCGCTCTTCTCAATGAAAATGAAAAATTTATCGATGCAGCAGGAAATATAATCAATTCAGTAATTAACAAAAAAGACCATCCCAATAAAGATTTATCAATTCGCTGGACAACATCATTAAACTGGTATGCCGAAGCCCAGAGAGAGCAAGATGATGCAATCGCTCTTGCCAAGATTGGTATTTCCTTAGATGTTTTATCTGGCGGTGGTGAATGGATAGGTATTTTAGAAATGGTAAAAAACATCTTGGGACTTGATGATCAGCATGTTATTTTCGAAAAACCACATAAGACAGTATTAAAAGAATTCATTTCAGATTTGTATAACAAGGGGCGCTCTCAGATCGTTCATGGCAATCACATCGATAGACTAATGCCTTTCGAACAACAAAGAAAGAAAGCCTCAAAAATGTGTAGAATCATTCTTATGACATCAGCTCATAACCTCATCAATTATTCTGGTGACGGGTCACATAATGCGTTTGTAAAAATGGCTCATAGATAAAAATCAGTGGCGATAAAATGGCGGTAGAAATGGCGAATAGTGGGTAATCATTGGCAAATAGTGGCAATCTATGTCAATGATAAATAAATTAAAATATTAATTTTCGGTTGTTCCGGTAGGAACTCATAATCGCTTGGTCGCTGGTTCAAGCCCAGCAGGGGCCACCAAATTTAGTGATTAAAATCATGCAATTAAGCCACCTTTCGAGGTGGCTTTTTTGTTGTCCTATTTATGAGTGTCGCAAAAGTGTCGCATTAGAAAACAGGCTGGCGCTGATAGCATCCGGATCAGCGTCTGGTTCTGATAAGAGGATAGCGGGCAAATTAGGCCCGGAGCCTGGCCGCTATCCTTTTTGAGATGTATTGCAAAAGTACCTGACCTTAAAATTTAAACATTTAAATTCAATGTATTAAGAGAAATCATTAAGGAAGTGGCGGCAAAATGGCGACAGGATTTTGGTCGCCTCAAACCTCTTACGTTGACGGGAAATTATTCAATGGCACATGCTAATAAGCAACATACTTTGGACAGAGATAAGCTTCTTGAAAATTCTCTCTCTTCAATACGTTTAGGAATTGCTGACTACAAGCTAGCTTTCGAAGAAAAGCAACATCAAGACCGCGTATTATCATCCCTAAGAAATTTGTTCTCAGGGATTTTATTGCTTTTTAAATATAAAATTTCTATAGCAGTAGATTCACCAGAGGATGCAGCCGAACTAATATATAAGACATCAAAAGCTCAACCATTAATTGATGAAAATGGGAAAGTAATCTGGCGTCCAAAATTACTTGATACAACAATCGAAATTGAGGACATCAAAATAAGGTTTAACATGCTTAAAATTGATGTTAATTTTGACGTGATAGACCAGATAAGAAAACATAGAAATGAACTTGAGCACCTACACCCTCAAAGTAATCTTGGAAAACTGACAACCCTTATATCAGATATCTTTCCTATATTACGGGACTTTATAAATAAGCAGTTAAATAAGAATCCTGCTCAGCTCTTAGGTGAAACATGGAATGTTATGCTGGAGCTAAACTCTTTTTATATAGACACTAGAAACAACTGCTTAAATAACTGGAAAGAGGTAGGCATTCCAGACTTAATGCTAATATGTGTACCTAACATTTGTTGTGAGGCATGTGCTTCTGACTTAATCACTCCTCATCCGCAATCAGTTAAAAAATCCTTACTTGTTAAGTATGAACCAAATAAGTATCAATATACATGTTTAGAATGCAAACATAACGGATTAATCGCACCTCTATTGATCGAACAGCTTGGCAATGAGTTCTGGCATAATCCCTTCGATGGTGACCCGCCACGGGTATTGACATGTATTGATTGTGACAACGATAGCTTTATTTCCGAAGAAGATAAATGTTATTGGTGTGAATATGAAAGAAGATATAAAGAATGCTTGGTTTGCTATAGCTATCTTTCTGTAGAGGAACAAGAATTCAGAGGATTATGTAGCTACCATGCCCACTCAGCCTTTAAAGATGACTAACTTTCCGTTATGAATTAAGGAAAGTTAAAGTCAATTTTTAAGGCCATCTAACATCTAAATGGCCTTTATATTTTTAGGTATAAAATCATTTACGTTTAACGAAGAAGGTAGAAAAGCACTTCATTCAGTAATATTTTTCACTGTTACCTTTATCACGTTATAGTGCTCCGTTTCTTCGTCATTACTTTTTATATAAACCTTTGATAGTGTCTCAACGTATCCATTATCACCAACTCTATTTTCCACAAAGGTTTGTAAACTCTCCAATTCGCGATTCATTAATGCTTTTTGAATTTCACCGGTAAGCTCAGCATTAAAGGAGTAAAACTCATTTTTTTCGTCATATAGCAATACAACAAAGATGGAGCCTTTTATTTTTTCATTACCGACTGAAGGAATAACTTCAATAAAACAAGCACTACCATTCAATAAATCTAATGCCCTTTTATTTATAGGAACATTTCGTACTATCGGAGACCTGAAGTTTGAGAGAAAACTGAGAATATGGCTTGGTGTAAACCCTAATTCTAAATAGCAAAAGCACATTAATAACAATAACAATCTATCACTGACTTCCATTTCGTAAGTTATACTATCATCACCGCTAACTTTCTTATACTCATTACCATGAGCAGTATCATTCCTCAATTGCTTAATAACCAAGAAATCATCACCAGTAAAGTTTATCACTTCTTTTAAATCATTATCTAGCGTTCCCATCAGATAATCATATTTATCTTGAAGAGTTTGCATAGAAGTATTACCTAACGTTCTGATGCAATTATTTATAGAGTTAAATACTAAGCGATCACCTTCAGATAAAGTTAAGCTTTCTTCAAAGCTTGTCAATGCACCGCTTAGTTTACTCTTAAGCTGATTAAATATTTCCTTATTCATTTTTCTTTTACCGACAGCAGAAATCTCACTTGCATACTTTTCTATTACTATTACCCTTGACAAAACTTTATATTCCCATATCCCTTTATAATCTAATGAAATAGGCAATCTATTCCATATGTTTCTGAACATGTTTTTACTAAAATAATTTAATAAAACAACACCCCAGTTGCCAGCTTGATGAATTTCATTAAAACTAGTCAAAGCATTATAATTACACTCCAAAGGTTCAGTTGAGTGTAAGACTGTTGGAAAATAAACCCTATTAAATTGATAAGGTTTGCCGTCTGAATAGGTGTGAACACTCTTAACTGAAACAGCCACACCAATTAATAATGAAAATAAGTTCCTCAGCTCATGAACTAACTCCCTCAGTTCTTCTGATTCAAAGACCCCACTTTCCTTTTTCAATATTATTGCATATTCAGAACATATATTTGTCACTAAAGGATGGGGGTTTTCAAAATTTATTCTTTGCGCATTTTTTAAGGAGTAATTCATTCCATTAAATGTGAATTTTTCATCAAACACATCGATGGAAATATCTCGGGTGATGCTTTCTCCTTCTTTCTTGAATGAATGCATAGGATCTAACCATACTGATACCCCTGTAAAAACCATCTCAGCTTCATTAGAAGCACTGTCTCTACCAATTGATACATATTTGCAAAATACTGACTGTTCTTTAACGTCGACTTCATGTAGAGATATATTTAATTCTGATTCTAAATCCTTACAAATTAAAACATCCCCATTGATATTGTCACTGCTCAAGACCTTTGATAATTCTTTGTCAAATCTATTAAAAAAGAGGTGAGGATAACTTCCCCCACCTAATTTTAAAACTCCATGATGTGCATTACCGTCTATCTCAAACGATACATCAAATTTGTATTTCTCGAAGAAATCTATGCTTGGAATAGCCATTTATTTAACCCCTTTTATAAGTTCCATTATGCACTCTACATAACTTGATATTGAACACAATAGCACCGTTTAAATTGCAATGGTTTTCAGTTTGATTCCTTTTCACAATTGAGCTGCAACCCGCACCGCACCTACACCATCTTTACTTCTCAGCATATATAACTGGGATCTACGTGAGGTAACAAACATAACCTAAAGTTATTAAATATATTTAATTTCAATGCTTTGCGGTTTTATGAAATCTATTCTAGATCCTTAAAACTGAAAAACACTGAAATTTTTTTCAATGCTTTCAGTTGCCGAACTCCAGCAGAAAGCCAGCAGCGGTGTGCTCTGGCGTACCGGTTTGTAGAAAAATAAAACTGAAAATTTTTATGATGCAAAACCCGCAGGCGGGTGCGGTGTAGCGCCGATTTTGTCTGCGCAGCGATTATTTTGCCGGGGCTGACGCGCAGCCAGTGCCACGCTCTGCGGATGATCTGTAAGGGGTAATCGTGCGTGATGGGCGCGCCTTTGCGTGGCGCATCGTGCGTCTGAGGCGTTCTGGTGACGGGCAATATAAAACCCGCTGCGATAGCGGGTTAGTGTGCTGGCTTACTTGCCTATGACGGGTGAATATTTCGTACTGAGCGCGGCGGCCTGCTGGCTGCTCTGTGCGATATCGTTGCTGTTCGTGGGCTGGCCGGTTGACGGGTGCGTATGGCTGGCCAGCTGGTCAGCCAGCTGCTGAACAAGCGCCACGGTATCGAGCATCAGCTGGGCCACGTTAATCTTCTCTGAACCAATCCACA